ATTTCAGCAACAATCGGACACGCAACAGACCCAATCTACATGACAGTTAATGTAGATATTGAAATCACAAGTTCAGATACAACAGAATCTCATGGTTTTGAAGTGGATACAAATAACGGGTCAATTGACATCGACAAGATTAACTATTGTGAATTAGTTACATTTGATGTAGGAGTGGATGTAACGGCGCAAATCAAAAAGAAATATAAGGAAGAGCCTCAATATCGTTATGAATTAGAAGCGGCTATTAAGGAGTTCATAAATGATAATGAGTTGCGAGATATTGAAACTTTATAATTAACGATTTGCAGATAAGCGAAGGCGGCACATAGGAGCTTTAAATTTGCCGAGAGCATCCAGCCGCTTTTGATTAATTAACTAAAAAAATAACAATATGGAATACCAAAAATACATTGATTTAGGATTTGAAAGAACCGATATGAGTTGTAATGTCGAGTTTAAACAAACAGGCTATCACGGATTTGCTTTAGAGAAAAAAGTAAATAAAAACCAAATGGTTTGCGTAACGAGTGGAGAACTTGACAAGCCCAAATTATACATCAAAAAACGGAATAGTGAAACATATCACATTATACCAATTTCAACTGAAGCGGTTATTGATTTGTTCAGCAAGTCCGAGAATATTGATTATATGACTACTGCTTGTTAGCATTGGTTATAACGGTTCGCATATACCCGAAGGAGGGGATTAAATAGTATAAAGGTCTAAACAAGTACAAAATGAAATTAAAAGCACAAAAATTCAAACCTGCACTACAGCCCCTCTTTTGGGTATATGCTGTTATGTGCCGTTTTTTCAAGGTTCACTACAGATTAAAAAGTGGAAGTTGTAAATGGCGGTGCATATCAGTAAATGGTAGTAAGTATCATTTAGCCTTACCAATCACTAAATGGGTGTTCAAATTTGAGCCATTTACAAATTGGGTATATGTTGGAAGGAATGTCTTTTAAAATGGCACATAACGGTTTGCAGCTACACGCAGTAGCCGAAGCGTTGGATTGTGCGGTCGGGGCTATTGCTTGTAGGTGTTGTTATACGCTGCCTTTATTACTAATTTAATTTAAAAACAAAAATATGAACGCAAAAGAAAAAGCAAACGAATTGTTTAACAAAATGGATATGATAATTTACACAGACCAAGATAATTGGAAAAGTCAATGTATTAGATGTGCCCTTATTGCTGTTGATGAAATCATAGCAACAGAACCAAGATATCCGTCAAATGTTGATTGGGATGATGTAGGGGCTACACACCAATATTTTTATGAAGCACAAAGAGAAGAAGCACTTGAATTTTGGAATGATGTCAAATCTGAGTTGCAGTCTTTGTAAGGTTGCGTATAACTACCTACTACCCGAAACAAACTTTCGGCAAATACCTACAATCAAGACGGATAACCGAATGTTTTAATAAAATAATATTTTTTATAAATAATTTGTTTAATTAAATTAATTAAACTAATTTTGAACTCTAAAACAAAATGATATGAAATTAAACGCAATCGAAACTCACGAAACTATTTGTGCTTGGATAGCTAGCGCAAATAAAGAAGTACAGCTCAATGTACTAACTATTTTTATCACAGAAACATTTGCAGGTCGATTTACTAGAGAATCAAATGTATTGCATGGGCAATGTATAGATAATATGCTTGCTAAAATTGAAGCTAGAAGATTTGCTATTGGAATATGTGAGAACATAGGACTGGAAAGCATTCACCAAATGGATTAATTAAACTTTAAAATAAAAACACAATGAAAACAACAACAACAATTCAAGTTACAACAACAAAAACAGAAGCAACAGAGGTTACATTACCTTATTACTCAAAGTCTGAAACAGGGATGTTTTACGACAAGATTACAACAGAGGGCAAATCAGTTAGAATTGAACCCGATGATAATTGCATTAAAGTATTAGGCTATGAATGTACAAATAAAATCGAAATCACAGCCGAAGAATTTAACGCAAAATTCAATGAGGTATTAGCTAACATTCAAAACTTAAACAAATAAACATGAGCAAGTTAATAAGCACACTTCCACAACCTATTCGAGAAATAGCGGAACAAAGAAGGACAAATGATACAGGTGATTTAATAAGAGCTTTTACATGGCATAACACTCCCGAAGGTTTGGATATTTGGGAGCAAGTATCTAAAGGTAATTATAAGACATTTTACGACTTCCACAACATCATAGACCCTAGTATTATCACACAAGAAATACTAGCTAAAGCAGCAAACGAGGCGCATTTAAAGGCTACCGAATATACATACATGAACGGCTTTAACGATGGCGTAAAATTCCTAGTTGAAAAATTAAACATTAAAATACAATAACATGAGCAAGTTACCAGCACTCAATGAGAAAATGACAATCACGAAACTATTTGACGGATCTATTGATGCCGTTCCTTTAGAACATTTAAACGTAATACTATCAACACCACCGCCTAGCGATTGGGTTAAAACACACCCATATATTAAAGGCTATCAGTATTTGCCAATTGACAAAGTAGAATATCTATTAAAACGCTGCTTCAAAAAATATCAAATTGAAGTGAGAAAAACAGGGCAATTACTTAACGCAATAGAAGTTAACGTAAGAGTACACTACTTGAATCCTGCAACTAATGAAATGATGTACCATGATGGAGTAGGCGCGCAGGAATTACAGACGCAAGCAGGTACAGGCAATCTGAAGTTAGATATGTCTAATGTAAATCGTGGAGCGGTTACAATGGCGTTACCAATTGCGAAAAGTGTAGCTATTAAAGATGCTTGCGACCACTTCGGGGATTTATTCGGAGCTAATTTAAACCGAAAAGATACAATACAATTCTTCGGGGATAGTCAACTACTATCTACTATTGGGATTGATGAATTAACAGAACTATTTGAGCTAAAACGAAATGTTATATCAGAAAATGACTTACCAAATTATGAGCGAATCATAAACAACCAAGAAAATGACAAATACAAATTTTTATATAACCAATTAAAATCATTATAATGAACACAATAAGAAACGGAGCGTTTAATAGCTCGGAAATAATCGCACTTGTCGAAATGGGTAGCCGCGAAATGACAAGCGAGGAATTAGTAGAATATAAGAAAGCCAACCCAACATCAAAAGCTAAAACAATGAAATGTCCTTTGATGTTCAGTAAAGGTGGGCAAACTTTCATCAAGCAAACAAATCAAGAACGTAAGGCAAAAAGAAGCCTAGATACTAACGAATCAAGTAGAGCTACAACATGGGGTAAATTAGTTGAGAGGTGGCTAATGTATGAGCGACCCGATATAATAGGACTAGAATATACCTTAACACCAAACACAACCTTAGCACACCCATTACATAGTAATTATTGGGTTGGTTCGCGTGATGGACTTAATAATAAGACCAAAGCGGTTATTGACATCAAATGTCCATATACAATTGGATCATTCTGTAATTTTGCCGATTGTATAGATATTGAGCAAGTACGCGAGGAACATACAGACGGAGATAAATATTATTGGCAATTGACTTCAAATGCTTGCATAGGTGAAACTGATAAAGCTGAATTAATAGTGTATATTCCTAATTTAGAGGACTTGGCAGCGATTCAACAATATGCGGTTAAGTTGTATAATGATGGCGAGAAAGAATGCTATTTTATTGCGAATGCTAGTTCTGAAGAATTGCCATATTTGCCTAAAGAATCATTATATAAGAATAAAATTGTGTTTCAATTTGACATACCGGAACATGATTTAGATTTTCTTACAAACAGAGTTATTTTAGCTGCTAAAAACTTAATACCATGAAACAGGAACAAACACAACTAAGCAAGTATCATATTGACTTGCACATGAGAAATTTAGATAGTAAAGACTTGGAACTAATAAAATCAGTTTGCGCAAAACTTCATGTTAGCCTATACGATTTTTTTAACGTGGCTTCAGAACATTATATTTCAGAAGCGAGGAAAGTAGTTACTTATATCATGGTAGAGCATGATAATTATTATTTTGAAAAAATCATGACTATAATTAGGGCGTCTAAATTTCATCGAAGCAATATACATTATTTGTACCATCAGTCAGTCAATCATTATAAGAATGAGGATAAATTCCGAAGCATTGTAAATAGTATTTTACCAATCTGCCCAAAGTTTACAGGGTTGCATTTTTATCCATCCAACACAAAAAACTAAAAAAATGAAACAAGTAAATTTATTCGGTCAAGAGTTTGCACCAAGTCAAGATGAACAAAAGTATTCATCAAAGATTGAAGCACCTATTTATGAACCTAAAAATGCAAAGCCACATTTAATGGAACTTTGCGACAAAAGTAAAACTCATAGATTAATAAGGGAAATTGATATGTCAAATTTACCTATTGAAGAAAAGACCTTTTTAATGGATGCAGCAAGGAGGCATAATGTATTTAACTATGAAAAAGTAGCTGATTACTATGCACACGCTACACCTGAAATGCAAAACCTAATGGAACGAAGCGGATTAGTTATAATTGACTTTGAAAAAGCTATTCAATTAGGATATGTAAAATTGTGTGACGAAATTAGAACTCAATACCTTACTGAATATGGAGAATAAAGATTTTGCAGTATTTATACTGACACACGCAAGACCTGACAATGTAAAAACATTAAGCACATTAAAAAAGTGCGGATATACAGGTAAAATTTATTTCATTGTAGATAATGAAGATAAAACTATTGAGCAATATCAAAAGAATTATGGAATTGAAAACGTAAAGATATTTGATAAAAAAGCAATGGCAGATAGTATAGATGAAGGCAATAATTTTGACAATAGGAAAGTAATTATTCACGCAAGAAACGCTTGTTTTGAAATTGCAAAAGAATTAGGTATAACTTATTTTGTTCAATTTGATGATGACTATTATTATTTTGGTTATAGGTATATGACTGGAGCCAAAATAATAAAAAATATAGATGGTGTGTTTGATGCAATGTTAAACTTTTACAAATCAACAAATATAAAATCCATTTGCTTTTCACAAGGAGGCGACCATATTGGAGGATTTAGTGGGATAAAATTAAAAAGAAAAGCAATGAACTCATTTTTTTGTTCAACAGAAAGACCTTTCCAATTTGTAGGTAGTATAAACGAAGACGTGAATACTTACACTTCTTTAGGTTGTAGAGGTGATTTGTTTTTTACTTTTACGAATATTCAATTAGACCAAAAAGATACACAAAGTAATAAAGGAGGTATGACTGATGAATATGCCTTAACTGGTACTTATATTAAATCATTTCATAGTGTATTAATGCACCCAAGCGGTGTAAAAGTATCTATGATGAACGCAAATAATCCAAGATTACACCATTCAATAAAATGGATAAATACAACTCCAATGATATTAGATGAAAAGTATAAAAAAATTTAATCATTAAATCATTTGAGGGTGGGCAAAAAAAAATTAAAACAAATTGCCACTAACTTACATATTACCAAAACAAAACTTCGCATATCCATCCAACACAAAAAACTAAAAACATGATACAATTAACAGGAGAAATGTTTGACAACCATGTCAACAAACTAAATATCTACGAATATCAACTAATTAGATTAGCTACTGAAATGATGAATATTCCACAATATGAATACA